GCGCTAAGCACTGGTCTCTTATGAGTCATTTTCTCTGGGCCCCCCCTTTACCATCTAATGGCAGGGGTGGACCCAGGCTTAAAATAGACGACGACCCAAACGTCCTCTCAACTCAGGTCAAACTGGAAAGGTACTACCTTGGGACTAAGTTCCAAGGCGGCCTAACCAGATGGTCGCGATTGCCAAGATCCCTTCTTAGAAGGGCGGGACTTCACTCTAGGAGTGAGGAACCAAAATCAATGGCTTCATACGACCATGACCAGCAGATCTCTATTTTCTTGTCGAACTTGTGGTTCAAAGCTAGCCCTGCGCTCATCCGGCGCCTTCAAAAGGCACCAGACGTGCATGCCACCGCTCAGCGGTGGCTTGACACGGCGGATGGTGTGGTACTTCCCTACCTCTTAGAGGCAGAGGAGTACGATTTTGAAATCGTAAACCACCTCACCCGCTTTGCGCTGGAGGGCTGTGCTAACAACTACGCGACGTTCATCAAGCGTCTGAAAAGGATAAAAAAACTCATCCGCAAGAGCTTAGCTCTTGGGGAGGGTATCCCGCCATGTAGAGACATGGGTCCGTATATCAAGTATTTTCGCCTCCTCGCCCCGGAGGGGGAGGGAAAACACGAGATAGGGACCCACGTCAACCTATGGTGTCAGACGCGCGCGACTGGACTTGCGGACAAAGCGATGGCTCGTGACTCACTGAGTAAGTTCACGGAGACCACAACGCAGCCTGAAAGTGTGACTGAGTTGATCTTAGATCAATACAGTGACTCTATCAAGCGTGCTACAGCTATTGTCCGCTCCGTTCAAGGACTCCATGCTAAAATCTCGTGTGGGCCTAAGGCCTGCCTCGAGAATACTCAGCAAAATGGAGGCCAGACTGGAGAACTATGTCGCATAGTTCGAACAAGAAAAGTGAAGTATCGGTATGATCCTGCGACTTTGGAAAGGGTGTACGAACCTAGGAGGATTAAATCCTCCCAGGACGTCCTGGACTACTGTGTGGAATGGGTTTTGGAAAACCCTGGACTAGCTAAGCTAGTCAAACCACACGTGGTCCTTGAACCTTCCAAGGCCCGGCTCATCACGATAACTCCCTTCGCCGTTTCGCGAATACAAGGGATAGTCGCTCATCTCATCAGCCCCTGTCTTAGACAGAGGTACCAGACTAAGTCTGGTATGATGAAATCGCGTCACCTATGGAACCTTAACCACAATCTGCATCCTCAGGATACAGTTTGGGGAAAGGCCAAAGGTCATCCCGTGTGTTCGACTGACATGAGCAACGCCACTGATCAACACTCCCGCAGATTCGCTAAGCGAATCTGGAGAGAGATCCTGTGGCATCTCAAAACAGTTGAAGGAGCCCCCCTAGGCCTGGTCGCCCTTGCGGCAAAACTACATACCTCTGAGAGGTACGTAGTCCCGCAGGACGACAACGGTCGAATGATGATCGATGGTATGTTTAAAACTACTATCGGAATCTTCATGGGGGACTTCCTCACGAAATCAATCCTCACCCTAAATCAAGACATCTGCCTGCGCCAAGCGCAGGTGGAAGTCTACAGTATCGTGGGTGATGATATCTTGGCCATTGGCGAAGAAGAGAAACTGCATACCTATCTAGGCATATCTTCGGAACTCGGAAACGGTGTTTCGGTGGAAGATACATATATTTCTAAGAAATTTATGTTCTACTGTGAGGAGGCTATGATTGTTCCAAGAACAACCTTAGACCTTCCTATAGTACAAATCAAGCGTGGTGAATCTAAGATTCACTACCTCGATACACCGAGACTCCGACTGATGATTCCTACGTGCACCGAAACCTTAGGTTTCAGTGGTGTGCAAGCCGGTCGCTTTGCTTTGCTTGGCAAAGAAACGCGAT